GTTTCCCAGTCACGATCGTTGTGGAAGCCGATGAAGTCGGCATCCGTGTCGATGACGCCGGTGGTGTCCACCATGATCGCGGCATGGGGGCTGGCCACCGAGGCGGTGTAGAAGCCGAGGGCGAAGCCGGGGGCGTCGTTGGTCACGGACGCCTTCTGGAACGACGCCCCGAACCACACATCATCCGTGGTGCCGAAGCGGAACAGGCCCGCCTCCTGACCGAGGATGAGCGCTGAGTCGTCGTTGGCCGCGTCGTTCGCAGCCACCTGAATCGCTCCGTTGTCGCTGTCGGCAACAGAGTTGATCGTCACGCCATCAGCAGCGATCACGTAGTAGCGGTGGATACCGCTGATCTGCGCCGCCGCCGAGGACGAGGTGTAATCGTCCCAGGTGACGAAATCGTCGTCGAAGAAGAAGCCATCAACCGTGCCGGCCTGGATGGCGTCGATGGGGCAGGTTGCCCAGATGTTGGACGAGCGAAACTCTCCGGTGTCCGCCGTCCCATCCGAACCCTTGCGGTATTGCACGCTGTGAGTCATGGATTTGTCCTTTCAGGACTGGGGGAGTTTAGGCGAACGGATCGCTCTTCGCGACCACGAACAGACGACGGCGGTCCTTGGCGACGTAGTTGTACGACAGGTCAACGTGGGCATCGACCACGTTGTGCTGAGTCGCACTCGGCTTCGCGCCGGACTCCTTGATGTACCAGCCACGGAGGAACACCGGCTTGAACTGCGACCAGTCGATGCCGAAGACGGCGTCGTGAGCGGTGTCGTCAAGCTGGGGAACCGTGATGACCGGGACGCCCCGGAGCATGACCATGCCGTCCTTCGACGCCAGATCGTTGCCCAGGTTCTCGTTCTGAGCCTCAAGCAGGCTCTCCATCTCGGCCACTACATCGTAGTTCGTGTACAGGGCTCGACGAATCTCAGGCGTGTTGCCGGGGCTCGGCATCGGGGCCTTGAAGTTCGTCTTGTACACGGCCAGACGCAGCGTCTTGATGAGGTCGGACTTCGTGACCGCCGAGTAGTTGGCCGTGAAGTTCTTCCAACGAGTGTACGTGTCGGAGTCGATACCACCCGCGCCAGCCGTGAAGCCGGACGGGTTGCCGCCGTTGAAGCCGGTGGTCGCGTTGTAGACGATCCAGTAGCCCAGACCGAACGGGGTCGTCGTGTCGCTGGACGAGGACGGCTTCGACCAGAAGTCGTTCTCCAGCAGCTTCGCCAGGTCCACCATCGAGTCGAAACGACGGGCAGTGATGAGATCGAAGATCTCCTCCTCGCCCATGTTCATGTCGAACTCGTGGAGGTCCCACGCATAGCTCGTCTCGGAGTGCCGCCACGGGACCGATCCCTCGACGAACACATCGGCGACCGACGTGTTGTCAGTGGAATACAGGCCCACGTTGCGGGCAGCGCCGGACGTGCCGTTCATGAAGCGGAACTTGAAGCCAGTGCCACCGCCGAATCCCACCCGCTCCTCAGTGAGGATCTGGGGGAGAGCGATGTACTCCTGGATGTCGGACGTCAGGTCGGTCCAGTTGAACCGATCCTGGTCCTTCAGTACTGACTTTACAAGATCCGCAATGTCATCGGCTTGCAGTGCCATTGCATTGAGATCCTTATTCAGGACTGCTCAACGTGGCCGCAAGTCAGAACCCGGAAGTCGCCCGGAAGGGCTCAGCGGTTGTCGCGCAGGAACTTCGAGATCGTTCCCATGGACTTCGTCTTGCCGTCCACCTTCGATGGCTCAGTTCGCGTCGGACGCTGCGTGAACTTCGATCGGTGTTCCTCGACCTCGGACTCGACTTGCTTTCTCGCTTGAGCAGCAATCTTGTCGCCAAACAGGGCTCGATGAGCCCATTCGAGGATCTGAGCGTTGGGTCTCGGGTTGCGGTTGCCCGCCCTGACGCCGTCGCGGTAGGTCTGGGCGAAGGTGGCCAGATTGCGGAGGTTCTGTCGTCCAGTCTTCGTGTCGGCGTACAACGAGTGGTCGCCAACCGACCGGATGAACTGATCCACGTCTGACTCGAACTGTTCCTGCTCAGTCTGGCCGTAGGCCTGCTTGAGTGACGAGATCTCGTCGCGGAACTTCCGTCGCTCTGACTCTGTCTGCTGCCTCAGCTTCTTGAAGGCAGCCACGATCTCCGGGTCGGCGTCTTCCGAGAAGGAAAACTCAGTGTCCTCGCCGTCGTCGGGAACATCCCGAGTCTGGCCTTCGCCGAGGCCGGCGGCATCGCCCGATCGGGCGGCACGTCGCTCGATGCCGTCCAGATACACCGAGATCTGCTCAGGCGTATCGAACGCATCAATCTCTGCCTGCGAAACGCCGAGGCGCTCCGCTCGCATGATGGTTCCCACGGGGACGACAGGGGAGTCGTTGGGGGCGGTGGTTTCGTCACCCCCAGACTCATCGACAGTCTCCTGCTCGATGTCCTGGGTCTCCGGGGCAACATCTTCACTTGGCATCTCAAGTCTCCTTAGAACGATTCCAGTTTAGCGTACTGGACTTTGTGAATCAATTCACGCAATGGACCCAATTGGGGCCATTTCAGTGCAGGCGGCTGTGAGTCTCGGAGTATCCGCCGCTCTTGTCGTACATGCCCCTGAGCCTCAGAGACTCCGTCCGGTGGCGGGCTGAGGTGTAGATCGCCTCGCCGGAGGGGGTGAATCTCGTCTCGCAACCCAACTCAGCCATCCGCTTCTCCATGGCCTTCACCTGGGACGGGTGGACTGCCGATGCCTCGCACTTCTTCGGCCAGTTGGAGCACTCGACATGCTTGTAGCCACCGTGCTCAACGTCGATCCGCCTGATGAGGACGACGCCATCCTCCACGATGGAGTCGTCGTCGCGGGACTTCTCCTCCATCTCCGCGACAGTCATCACTCGCTCGACGATCCATCCGTCGGGGTCTTCGTAGAGGTAGCAGGGCATTCGTCGTCCTTGTACTCAGTGTGCTCGGGGAAGATCTTCTTCGCCGACTGCTTGATGCCGTAGAGCAGGTGGTCCTTGGCGATGTACCGCTGGTCCTGCAACTTGCGCCGCACCAACGAACTCGGCTGACCCACGATCGACTCCATCGGGACGATGATCCGGTACTTCTGGCTGCCGTAGCCTAGATCCCAGACGATGGCCTCATCCTCATGGCGAGGCTCACTCTCCCTGATCGGGATCCCGTTGATCTCGATCGGGTCGAGGTCGATGGTCCCGATGAAGTGGATGGCCGCCGCGGGGTCTGTGGGGCACTCTGCGCTTTTTCGGAAGCTGACTGTCATACCGTCTCCTTACTGGGCCGACCGGAGCAGGGATTGGATCGTGTCCTGAGCCTTACCCTGCCGCGATGAGCCGCTGGTGTTGTTCCTGACCTGCTGCCTCGTCGTCACCGGAGACTGACGGACGCGGCCCTCAGTGTCCCTGCCAAGGCCCTGTTCGGCAAGAGGCTGGCGAGTGGCGTCGCGCACGATGCGGGCGATCTCCGGCGTGTCCGTGTAGTCAGCGATCGTGCTGACCAGATGCTCCATGTCCAACTCCTTGCCCTGCGCCTCAAGCGCCGGCATGAGCGGGGCGATGACCTGCGTGACCGTCTGGAGGATCGTCTGGAGCCTCTCCTCGGGCGTGCGGTTCCGCATCGAGAAGACGTTCATCGAGATCGTGAAGTCCTTGAAGTCGCCTTCCTGTAGATCCTTGCTGAACCGCACAGGGATCTTCACGCCAGACCCGATGTCCCTCGTCAGGTTGAACTCCTTGAGGGGGTTCGACCAGATGTAGTCGCCCAGATCGCTGACGATCCGATGGGCGAAGTTGATCGTCCTGTCAGACCAGTCGGCGATCCGCTGTGAGGCACTGAAGGCCACCAGACGATCCTGCCCAAGGGTATCGGACTGGGGGCCAAGACCGGCCAGTGCGTCGAGGTTGCCCGCCTGACGGTTGAACGCCTCCTGATTCGTCAGCCAGAAGGCGACGTTCTCGGGAGCAGGACCGCCGAACTTCATCTCACCGATGTTGCTCGGGTCCTCTGTCGCGACCATATCGCCGTCGCCAGCGGCGCGGATCTCGTTGGCGTTGTCCTCGGCACCCTCCCGATACAGGCCGATCGTCTTCTGGCGGCTGGCTTGGTCGCCCAGCTTGTTGTAGAGCAGGTTGCCTAGATCGTGCATGTCCCGCATGATCGCAGCCGGGGGCAGGGGCACGGTCGACGAGGGGACCTTGTTGTAGCCCAGCATGTAGTAGGGGCCGTTCTGGGGTCCACGCCACGGTCGTCGTGTCAGTTCCTCGCCCTTGCGGATGTCGATGCCGCCGGAGTCGTCAGCCTGATAGGTGACGATCTCGTTGCTGCCAGGCAGGAAGATGTCCCACAACTCCAGCACGTCGCGGAAGCGTTCCTTCGTGGACGACCCGAACGAACCACCACCCTGACCCGTGACCACGCCCACCCGCTCGTCACCGGACTGGTTGTGCCGGCCCGGATCCGAGGGCTTCAAGTCCTGGCCCTTGAAGACCGTGTCCATCGCACGCTCGTAGTCAATCTGGTAGCGGTTGCCCATGAACTGGACCTGCTCCCACCGCTTCACCGTCATGTCGTGAACCCAGTCGTCGGGATCCACCACGTCAGCAAACAGCGTCCCGGCGTCGTGCTCGAAGCCGTGCAGCCCCTCCTCGCTGGACGAGGTCACGCCAGCCTTGACGACGGCCATCCCGAACAGGGCCTGCATGACAGCGTCGTCCAGTGCCTCACCGAACTTCATCTCGCGAAGCTGGTGGTTCATGATGGCCTCGAAGTCCTCGGCCTGTGGCACCAGGTCCCGGACATCCGTCGTCACCAGCACCGCCGGGTTGCTGGGGGCCAGCATCCGCTTGTAGGTGTTGATGGCCAGTTCCAGCATGTTCACCGGGACCGGCCAATCGGAGCCGTCGTCAAGGTAGTTCTGGCCGACGTAGGACTTGATCGAGGCGACCGTGTTGCGGCGGAATCGCTCCAGCCGATCTCGGCTCACCCGAAAGGCGACTTCAAACCTGCGTGCGCTAGAGCCGATTCGCGGTACCGAGGGCATTCAGTGGCTTCCTTGTCTGGTGCGTCCAGTACGCATGACGGTTCTGCTTCGCCTCTCTCTCTGCTTCAAGCATCCTGCGGTGAGCCAAAGACCCGGCCGGGATCTTCGGACCGCCGTTGTCCTTCGTCTGCCGGTACTCACTCATGAGCTTCCAGCAGAGGGCGTCGGCTCGTGGGCGGTCAGCGTGGTTGGCCCGGGCACCCGACGGGTCGTGGTCCTTCAGGCTGTCTACGTGGACGATGTCGCCCTTCTCGTAGATCAACTGGCCGCACTCGACCAGTGAGTCCCGATCCCGGTTGATGCAGCGACCCTCGTTCAGGGCCGTCCGGTAGTTGAACAGGACCTCGCGGATCGTGTCCTTCGTGGGCCACCAGCCGGGGATCTCCACGTCGTACCGCTTGTTAGCCTTCACTTCGTTACGGCGGAAGTATACGTTCCTGTATCCCAACTCACGCAGTTTCGCACCGAACTCGCGGCCCGGACCCGCTGCCTCCCAGATCAGCTTTGCCGGCCGGCCAGTGCCGTCCTTGAACCAACGCCCGATGGCAGCCGTCAGGGACGCCGCCTCCTCGGGGCGGATGTGAGCGGACACGTACTTCCCGACCAGTTCGCCAGTCGAGTTGTCGCCGACTGAGATAACCGTGTTCGAGGCACCCGTACCCGTCGCGATGTCCACGCCGATCGAGTAGCCACGCTTCGGGGGATGACCACCAACCAGAAGGTTGATCCACAGTAGGAAGTCGCCAGAGGGGTGTTCGACGTAGTCAATGAACTCCCCCTCGGTGGCGACATGCTGGACCTCACCACGACTGAAGGCCGGTCGGGTGTCACGCTTGATGCATTCGTCAATCAACTCCTGGGGGAAGTACTGGAAGTTGGAGCCGCTGAAGCTGACGTCCAGCTCCTGGCCGATCTCAGCACGCGACACCGTTCTGGCACACTCGTTGTCGTACCAGGGGCTGCGGGGCTTGTCATTGTCGTCGTAGTAGAGGCCGGCCGCCTTCTCGGGGTGCATCGTCCAGTGGAGTGTGACGGTCTTGATGCCGTCCTGGGACTCACAGACGTCGTAGAAGGCGTTGCCGGTGCCCTGTGGAGTTGAGTTGAAGATGCGGCAGTTGGTGGCGTCGCGGGTCGCCATCATCACCTTGTAGCCCGAGTTCACGTCGAAGGCAGCGAACTCGTCCAGTGCAATGGCGGTTCGACGGTCACCACGACCCACGTCCGAGGTCGTGGACTCACCGTCGATGCAGGAGTCGTTGGAGTGATTCGTCAGCCTCAGCTTGGCCCGCGTGTAGACCGGGAGCATCCACCGGGGGACGTTGTCCAGCAAGTAGTCGATCTTCCAGAAGAGGCTCTTGGGGTTGCCCGGCTTGTCTACGTAATCCTCGTTACGGCTCACCAGCAGGAAGTTCTGGTCGGGGCGATACAGCCAGAACCAGGTGAACGCCGTCAGGAGCATCCACGATGCACCCATGTCACGGGACTTCTTGATGGCGATGTCGTGACCGTCGTTGATCGCGTCGTACAGGTCCCCGAAGGTGTCCTCCTGGAACGGGTACGGGATGAATGGGTAGGTCGGGGTCTTGTGATGCAGCTTCGGGGCGTGCGTCCAGCAGTTGTGAACTAGTAGTGGCCTGCCTGACGCATCAATAACTGTGAACGCCTGCCTCGGCCCACAGTTCAGGAGGTCGTACACCTCCGCCTGCCCTGACGTTTCTCCAAAAGCCAATCCTCCTCCGGCCAGTTCGCCATCCTTTGCTGCATGGCGTTTATCGTAATCCCAAGCATCCTCGCGGCGTTGGCGACAGTCATTGGGCCGATTGGCGTGTCGATGAATCGGTTCGTGCTGGTGTTGTTCGCCTGCTCGATCTTTGTCGCCCACCGGCAGTTCTCGGGGCAGTAGTCCCCATTGTTGTCGATGCGGTCGATGGAGTGTTTGGGTGACGGTCGATCCCCCATGTCGTCGAGGAAGTTTTCGAACCGCTCCCATCGGGGGCAGACGCGTATGCCCCTCCCGCCGTACCTGCCGTAGCTGGGACTGTTCCGGTTCTCGCACCGCTGCCGCATCTGCACCCAGATGTAGTGAACCGGATCTCCAGACCGACCGTGGATTACTTTGCCGCCCTTCTGGCAGCCGCACCCCTTCACCTGCCCGCGGCGAAGGTTTGTGCCCTCCACCCTCCACTCCTTTCCGCAGTCGCACCTGCACATCCACAGAAGGCGACCGTTCTTGTACCGACCGTCCTGCCGGAGGACTGTCAGGTAGCCGAACCTCTTGCCTGTCATGTCGATGAACTGCCTCTTGCCAGCCATGGGTCGTCATCACCTTGTGGTCTGGGGTCAGGAATACTTCATAGGCAAATATAACAGACCTACGCCCCATGTGGCAAGCGCCATCCTGAGAAACCCAGTCCTCGCCATCCCAGACTCTGTCCTGCCCCGTCACGTTTTCGATGGGGACGAGGCCGCGATCCGTGACGACTGGTGTTCCTGCCGCAACGCAGAACGTACTGACCCAGAACAACAGATCCTCCGAGCACATCTGCCGGAGGTCTGCTCGGAGGGTGGTGTCGTCAGCCGCCTCCTCGATCAGGCGGCGTCGCCATCTCAGGTTGGCAGCCAGATCCTTCGGGACAAGGTGGTAGTGCGGGCTACGCACTCACTTCCTCCGAGATCGCCTCCACCCGCTCGATGTTCTGGATCACATGCTTGCCTCGGTCCTGCTTGTTCAGCTCCCCTGCGATGTCCTTCCGGTCGGGGAGGAGGCGGGCGTAGATGTTGCGCCAGAACTCGCTGGGGTCGTCACGGTAGTACGACCACATATTGAACGCCTCGGGGCTCGGTGCCTCACGACGCATCCGGTCGGGGTCTGTACGGTGGAGGTGCTTGCTGACCCACATGACCGAGTCGAGTGTCGAACACTCCTTGGTGTCCAGACACTCCGGAATGGGGACCGGGTCGGGGGGTTGCTCGTCTTCGTCCTCTGGCTCGACCACGGGCTCCGTGATCGGCGGCAAATCCAGCGAGACACCGTCCGGGGCCGGATGCTCGCTGTGGACCGGATCCTCGCCACGCTTCATGCGCTCGATGTTCGGCTTCGAGTAACGCTCACGCACATGCCAGTAGGCAGCCTTGCGGTCGGTAGACGACGCCTGCTTCTTCGCCTGTGCGTTGTCGTGCTCGTAGTGGTCAGCGACGCCAGCAGACGCTAGACGACGAGTCCACTGGTTCAGAGACTCTTTCTGGGTTTTGGTAGGCATGCCCAATCATAGACGACGACCCCCAACGCTTGGAAGGGGGTCGTCGTTGCCGGAGGGAGAAGCCTCTCGGGCACGGGCTGCGACCGAGAGGCCGGAGGAAAGGTCGCGTCAATGATCCGATTCGGCGGGCACCCGGTCAAGGTACCACTCGGGCAGTTCGCCAGCCTCCACATAGGACCTGGAGCGACCCACGTTGATGTGCCCAAGCATGCCCAACGTGACACCGTAGTGGCCGGCGATCTCCTTCCATGTCACGACACGATCCCTGTTCGGCACAGACAGGATCGCCTTGATCTCAGCGACCTCCTCCACCGTGAGGCTGATGTCCCTGCCCTGGAACCCCGAGAGATGGGGATCCATGCCGTTCTCCTTGATAACCTTGGACACATCCTGGTGGCCAAGCGGGATCGTCTTGGCAATGTCGTGGATCGACTTCATCCGACGACGCATCTCCCTGATCTGGGGCAGGTACTTGTCCCGTCGCTTCCGCTTCCGCTCCTCCTTGGCCAGATCACGCTTCTCCCCGTCGTAGCCCCAACGACCAACGACCTGTCGGACACGCTCCCTCGTGATTCCGAACTTATCGCCAACCTGACGGAGCGTGAGCCCTGTCTCGAACAGCCTGATTGCCTCCAAGTCACGATCAGTAGGGTCAGGAGCCCCCCGGGGATGAGGCAGGGGCTTGGGGATGACGACAATGGGGTCTTCGCATGAGTTGCGCCGGGGAAGCATCAGGCTGCTCTCCAGCACCAATCTCCAGTGCCCAGTCACCATGTCCTTGACGACAACCCTGCCTCTGCCGTCCGGAGTGCTAACCACTTTGCACACGCCTTTTCCATGAACCCGCATGTACTTACCGATCGGTGTCGTCATGACGGATGTCCTTTCCTACCAGACACTGTCGCATACAGGACAGGCTAGTCAAGCCTCAGACCAGTTTTAGGACCGGCACTCCAGCCCCCTCAGCACGCCGCACCATGTCGGCGGTACCCCTGCCGCCGGGGAAGGCCACCACATAGTCGGCACCCAGATCCAGCATCTTCTGGTTGCGGAACGGTCCAGCAGCGCGACCGTGCCTGTGCCAGTCAGCCAGATGCTTCTCTACCGTCAGCCCCCTCTCGTCAGCCCATGCCTCGGCCATGATGTCGGCACCTGTGCAACCGCCCGTGACGACGACCACGTCCAGCCCATGCCATCGACCGTTCAGTTCCCGGTCTAGGAGGCTGTAGAGCAGGTCTGCTTCGTGGTAGTCCCTACCTCCACAGACGATCACCCGTATCTCAGTCATGGTCGCCCTCCAGAATCCTCAGGACTACCTCAATGTGCCTGGCGGCGTGGTCGTACTCCCCTGAACTCATGTGGCCCCTGCACGCTTTGGCGTGAGCAATGACGCCAAGTATGCGGCCCCTGACAGCCCTCCCGTACACCAGATCGTCTAACCCCTCGTCCTCGCGGTGGTCCAGCCACTCGACCACGCCCAGGTCTGTCCTGGTGGTGTCTACCCCGTACGTCTCCATCCCCTTCCTAGCCCGTTGCTCCAGCCTCTTGATGAGTGATTTGACGTTCAGGTCCATGGTCTGGTTCTCCTTGCGCAGACCCCCGCCATTAGGCTGACACCGCTGGGTGCTAGCCGTTTGGCTTCGTCGCGCCTCTTCCCCTGGCCGCCTACGGCTTACGCTGCGGTGTCAGCACCCGGTTGACAGGCTGGGCCAGAGCCGGGATTCGTGTGGGTGTCGCTGCGTAGGGCGGTACAGGGCTGGGACTGCTGTGCTGGGGTGTGCACAGTGGCTTTGACAGACGCGACAGTGTCGTCGCGCTCGTGGACCCGTGAGTTCCACGACAGAGATTGGCTACTCTGAAGTCCCTGTTTGGTGAGCACAAGTCGCTCGCCCGTCTTTGACCGTGTGGGAACGGCGTTGTGGGAGGGGCAGACGGGCCCGAAACCTCCCAAGGTGCGTCGTGCGGCAATGGGGCCGCTATGTACAGACAAAAACCCCGGCCGTCCGGTAAGACGGCTGGGGTGCATAAGAGGAGGCCCCATGATGGGGGTGCAGTCCCGCCGTGGTTCGGGCACCGCCGGGGACTGGCGACGATGTTCAATGCCCAGATCTGGACCTGCCCAGCGCACTCACGGCTTGCGCATGAAAAAGCCCGCTGAAGCCTGCCGGGTTTCGCGCGGGCGGGGGTGTTGTGTCGGCTGGCAGGCTTCATGCCCGAATCATGCCATGGATCGGGCCGCCGTGCAAGAAGAAGTGGGCCACTTTTTCTAAATCTCGGTCACGCGCAGCCCTGGCTCTCGCCACAGTCCTCACAGGTCTCGCACGTCCCCGTCCTCCGCATCCTCGGAGACCCGCACTCACGGCAGGTGTTCCCAGTCAGGGGGAACTGGGGCTTGTACTGCTTCTTGCGTTCGATCGTGTGCTTGCCCTTCCTCACGACGACCCTGTAGCCCTTGGCGTCGATGGCCCGGAGAGCCTCGTCGAAGATCAACTGGCACTCCTGATAGGACATCAGGGGCAGGGATCCGCGATGCAGCGGCAGCCGAAGTTCTCGTTGGCGATGGCGTCGTCGCAGTCAGCCTCCGAGTACGAGACGCAGAGCGGGCCGGGCAGGACCGGATTCACGCACGACGACCGCACCTCGTATCCGATGTCCGGATGGATCCACCCGCAGGGCGTCCCCCAGACGAGGATCTGGTTCGTCGAGCAGAGGCAGTAGAGCTGGCAGTCAGGGTCGTCTTCGCAGTCGTCGCAGCAGTCCTCGTGGTTCTCACAGAAGACGTCAGAGCCCTGCTCCTCGTCGAAGCAGTACCAGACGACCGGCTCGCAGTCGAAGGCCGACAGGTAGCAGTGGTAGGCGAAGGTCTCGGTCGACGCAGTGTCTCCCATGGGAGACGTTTCCACCCCGACCGGCTCCCCCTTCGACTCATGGGGAATAAGCGAGAGCCATGCCCAGCCGACGCTGAGGCAGAGAAGGATGATGAACACTCTCTCCATCGGTCAGCTCCCCTTCCGGAGCATCCCGATCAGTCGCCGGAGGAGCCGCAGTTCGCCGCACCCATACGAAATGAGGGAGGCGATCAGGATGATGAACGCATCACCCCAGAAGTTGTTCTCGGCTGCAAGCGTCACGGTGTCGAGCATTTCGGCATCTCCTGTACTTTCCGAGGATCGAAGGTCGGACTCCCGACCCGTCTGATGGCTCCAGCCACCTCTGGAGTCAGAGTACCATTGGCCCGCCGGATAACCAAGCTCGTCTGGCGAGTCGTCTGCCACCAGAGGTAGAGCCTCACCGCGATCCACGTCAGGGCCATCAGACCCGCCGTCCCACCCAGTACCGCCAGCAACCAGAGGTACTGATCCAGCAGGTAGTAGACGGCCACCTGAGCCATCCCGACCGCCACGGCGATCCCGATCAGGATGAACCCGTCCCCCCTGATTCCGGGGAAGAATGCCCCCGCAACAGTCAGTCCAATGCCCCCGAGACCCGCGACGAGCGTAACCCACCTCAGAGGGCTGGTCGCTTGGCTGCTGAGGGCTTGCGTGACCGGAGAAGGGTCCGAGCCATGCTCATCCCCCGTAGTCGTTCTTGAGGTAGACGCACACGCTGCCAGTACCAGACAGCAAACCGAGAGTAGAACCGCAAGTCGCATGGGGTGTTCCTAGTCGTCATCATCCTCTTCGTCGGTCAGGTCCGCTGTCTCGTCCTCGTCGTCGTCCTCACACCACATGCAGTAGGCGGCACGGATCACGGCAGAGACGTTCGAGTCCCCGCCGAAGTCACGGAACGATACCGTCTTGGTCCCGTCGTGGTCGTAGCCGATCGCGAAGAAGCCGTAGGCACCGTCACCCAGATGCTCCCGGAGCATGACCTCGCACTGGGCGAGAACCTGATCTCTGGTGTACTTACGCTTCGCCATCAGGCTTGATCCGGTAGTGCTGGGGGCAGGACATGCCAGTCCCCATCAGGGATGGACGACGAATCCGCTGGCATTCTACGAGCCCCGCGGCGACCCCCGATCGGATCAGCTCACGAACCTTGCTGGCGTGGTAGCCAGTGGCCTCACTGATCTCTCGGGTCGTCAGCCAGCCCTCGGGCACCTGCCCCTCGGCAGCCCGCATCTTCTCGAACAGGGCTTCGTAGTCAGTTGTCATAGGTGACGAACTCCGATGGAAAATGCCACTTCCCGCCGACAGGGTACCCCTGATAGACGTGGGCCTTCCCACGCTCCAGAGTCCCATACAGCACGCCGTGGGACTGTCTCAGGGTACCCATGTGGGCACGGTTGTAGTCCATATTCAGGTCGCAGAGGCAGCCTGACGAGAAGCCGATGTTGCGGCAGTGGGTATCGGCCCTGACGACACCGTTGGTGTGGATGTGGCCCATCAGGACGTTCCCATAGGCCAGCACATGCTTCCGCAGGGCGTAGATGCCATGGGAGTACCCGTGGACGACGGAGAAGCTGCCCAGCTTCATCACGCCCCGGTCCTTACAGTATTCGTAGGTGCGGCATGTGTCGTCTAGTACACGACAGATGTCATCCTCGATCCGGTGGGCCAGGATCGCCTTGGCCTCGTTCGTAGACGACTGCCACGCCCTGAGCCGCTGTTCGTGGTTCCCCCAGAGGTAGTGAGTCGGCTTCCACTTGTCGAGGAAGTCCAGCCCCGCCTCGACGTCGTCATTGAGTCCCTGCTCGTCGTCCGTGGCACCACGACGAAAACGACGGAGATCGAAGTGGTCGCCGCCGGCGATGCGAATCTCTGGTTTCCAGTGATGCTGGGCAAAGTGAAGGGCAGCCTTCACACCGGGTCTGTGCACGCAGTCCCCATGCGTGTCTGTAATCATCATCCACCGCTTGGTGGAGGATTTAGTCACCCGGCTCCCAGCCTTTGCTCGCGGCCCACATCTCCAGCTTGCGAAGACGCTCGGCGTTGATCCCGATCTCCTCTACCGCCTCATGGATCCCGCGGACCTCCACACGAACCGCCGTCAGTTCTGAGGCCATCCCTGTTCGGGTGGCCTCCAGCTCGCCCTTGATGCCGAAGTAGTGGCCAGTGGCAAGGGCGGACGCGGTGATTGCGAATGCGAGCAGGCCAGCCCACGTCTTGAGTGAGAGGCTGACCTGCACCTTGTCTCCGTCAATGGTTCCAGTCATGCCACCATTGTACGCCCGCACAGTCGTCATCACGACCAGCAAGACGACGACTCATGGCTTGGTTGAGTTACCGGACCCCCTCGCCTCCGCGAGTTCGCGTTCGAGGCGGGCGATCCGCTCCATCAGCACTCGGTTGTGCTTCATCAGGGATCGGGAGTTGAACTGCATCGACTTCGTGGCCTCGGCCAGCGGTTTCAGCCGCTCGATCTCGGCGGCCTGACCACGACGCGGCCGACCGGAATCCTGATGGCACTTCGCAACGACGCCATCGTGTTCCTTGACGAGATCGGAGCCCCCGATGACGAGTGACAGCGGAGAGCGGTACGAGTGGGACGGAATCGAGGGCGTCGAGACCGGCATCCGCGACATGCTGGAAAAGACACTCCTGATGCAAGACGCAATCGCCATCCGCCTCAACGAGCAGGCCGCGCAGCCGCTCGACAAGTTCCTCGTACTCGTTCCAGCGGCGGACGATCTCGCGGGCCTGCTGCTCGCTGTCGCAGATGAGCACGAAGTCGTCGGTGTGATCCGCCGAGACGGCGACCCACTTGACCTTGTTCGCATCCCTGAACCAGATCAGCTTCTTCGGCAACTCACTCTTGCTCATGGGTGTCTCCTTCCCATCTGGCGCGTCGCGCACCCTCGTCGAATCCATGCCCCCACCCGCGGCAGTAGCACGCGAAGCACAACAGCGACACCAGCCAGACGAGTACGAAACCGAGTACCCACTCGATCATCACTCCCCCTTCGCCTTGGCGGCGGCTTCGGCGGCAGCGCGGGTGGAGAAGCAGCAGTCCACGTCAGCGGTGTGGTTGCCGTACAGGGTGAACGGCTGATCCGATCGGATCTCGTAGGCGGACCACCCGAACGTGATGTGGCCGTCGTGGTCGGTCGAGAAGTCGGCCAGCACGCAGTACCGACCCCCGTCCTGCCCGTACACGATGTCACCGTGCATGACTGCGATCTCATCAGCCGTCACCGGCACCCGCGCGATCAGGTCGGCGGCGGCTTCAAGTCGAATCGCCGTATCGCATTCACCCCTCGAACCGCGCCACGCGTTGGCTTCGATTCTGAGCGTGTTCACGATCTCGTCTCGCGTCGGCTTGCTCACGACGACACCTCCTGCTCAGCCTTCACCACTGCGGGGTACCACGTCCAGAACGCCTGCATGAAGTCGCTGGTGGGGTTGCCGAGGTACGAGTGGTTGTGATCGTTCAGGTGCGCCGTCGACCACAACACCCGATGCGTGGCGAACGACGAGGCCGAGTTGCCCGCGTGCTGCTTCCACGTCTTCACGTCGATCGCGTACCAGCGCTTCACGCCGTCCTCGGTGGTGGCCCACCACTCGGGCATGATGAGCGACATGAACGGGAACGGCATCTGGCCCGCCTCGTCCGATCGCTCCGCCTGAAACGCGAAGTCCCCGTAGAGCCCCTGCGCCGTTCCACCCGCCGCCTCGGCCAGTTCGTGCCCGAGCGTGTACGTCTTGAGCCCCATGTGCCAGTAGGGGGAGTTGTAGACGTAGACCTCGACGCCTGGTGCGGCCTCCTGCATGGCGTCGATGACGACCATCCGACGCATCGTCAGTTCTTTGATCTTGACGTTCGGGACATGCTTCGCCCGCCAGTAGAGCCCGTTGTCCTTCTCCATGTCGAGCAGGATCGGGATGCTGCCGTCCGGCTGGTGCTTGTCCACCCACTTCACGACCGCATCGGCGGTGTAGCCGTCACCGAACTCGCTGTCGGGTCCGTAGTTGTCGGCGAAGTAGGTGAGCGGCCCCTGCGCGACGCCGGGCATGGCGTCGATCATCGAGTAGACCGACTCGGGAGCGGTGTTCTTGCCTGCGATGTGGACGAGGTTCACGGGCAGGGCTCACACGTCGCCGGGCCGCAGAACGAGGCGTAGCCCATCGCCTCGTAGATGATCCACGCGTCCTCGGCCCGGTAGACCTCGATGTGGAAGTCGCACAGGCTCACGTGCTGGAAGGCCGAGTCGGGGCAGACCGGCCGGTAGACACCGCACTCGTCGCCGTTCATGCACTCCAGCAAGGGGTCATCGTTCTCCTCCCAGAAGCGGGGCGACTCCTCGAACGTCTTCGCCTTCCAATACTGGAAGGGCAGTTCCTTCGTCGTGCCGTCGCACTGCTCGACGAGCCCCCACTTCATCTCGCAGTAGAGCCCACCCCGCCAGACGGGGCTGGTGCCAGGCGGGCAGGTCTCGTCGGTGAAGGTGAACTCACCATCCTCGAACAGGATCAGGGCCGTCCACCCGAAGTCGAGGATCCGGTCGATCTCGCGCGTCGGCGGATGGCCGTTGGACGCCTCCCTCTCGACGTCAGCGCCCCGATCGTTGGCGAGTGCGGCGAGGGTCGCGAAGGCGACGGTGATGACGATGGGGATGAGGTAACGCATGTGCGTCTCCTGTCAAGTCTTGTCGTTCAGTCCTTCGGTGTCACCGACCAGTTCGGCCATGCGGCGACGCCACGGGTTCTCGTGTACGTCACCGATGCCGTCCTGCCAGTGGCGCTTGATCTCGTCGAGACGCTCATCTCGTTCACGGTTCTGCTTGATGTAGCGGTCCAGAAGCACGTCGTCGTCTCGGCTCTCGTCAACCGGAATCGAGAACCGCGCCCGAGGGGCGTCGTCCTTTCGGAAGTGGGATGCGATGAACCGAGACAGGATCTCGTTCGCCTCGTCATGCGTGACGACTCTCTCCATCACGAACCTCCAATCCACCCCGCCGCCCTCGCTTCCTTCGCGGACTTGCGGATGTCGTCGAGCAGATCGTCCAACTTACGGATGGTGGAGACGATCTCGTACATTCCGCTGTTCAACTCGCTCAACTGGTCAGAGATCACCTGAAGGTCGCTTCGGTCGTCACTCATGTCTTCACTCCTGCTTGCCAGCACCGGACGAAGGACGGCACGTCTGAGACTCGCATCATCATCACCCACTCAGTGTCGCCGTCCTCACGCATCAGGACGATGGGGCAGTGGGGCCATCTGGGCGTGCGGCTAGGACTCGACGCCATGACATCCCTCTCAGCCTGCCTCAGCCACTTGAGACACGCGATCTGCTTCCGGCCCTTAACCTCCACATGCACGCCGGGGAGCACGTTCACCAGGTCCGGCTCGCCTTCCTCGTGCTGGCCGTTGAACTGTTGGCTGCGAAGACTCTCGGCGCCCCAGTGCTGGTTCACGGCCTTCGAGGCTTCGAGTTCCAGACGCTTGCCCTTCTGCTTGCTGTTCGTCATGTCAGAAGTCCATGCTCGTGGTTCTTGACGGTCTTCCACGCCTCTGACATCGCCATCGTCGTCAGGGTCAGTTCCAGGTGGTTGTACCAGTGGGTGATGACCTCTGCTCTTTCTCTGGTCGTCTTGTAGAGATCCCTGAACTCGTCGTAGGAGGAGCCGATCGGGGGAGGACTCGTCATGCCGAGTGCTATGCCACCTTGAATGCAGGCCGGGTCCATGTCGCCGTCGAACTCGAACTCAGCGATCGGGCCGTCCAGTGGCTCGTTCTCGAAGTCCACCCAGACCCATCGCCAAGCGGGCAACTGGATGATGTCCATGAACAGGAACACGGGCTGGACGACGATCGGATCCCCGTCCAGGGTGCCGCCATCGACGACGTAGACCTGATCTGGGCCACAGAGGGCCACGCAGTCGCCGCAGGAGAACCACGCCTCCAGCCACTCGTTGCCGTCGTCGCGCTCGTAGTAGACGGGGTCCCCGAAGATGCCCTCAGGCAACTGGAGGAGCCATCGTCCGTGCATGGACGAAGCCAGAGTCAGGATAGCGAGAAGGGTCGTCATGCCAGTTGCTCCTTAGCCCGCTCAGTCAGGCCCTCGTCAGTTCCGGTCTCAAGACGACGCTCCCACTTGTGGAACCGACGCCAAACTACCGAGTGGACAGTACCAGTCAGCCTCGCGATCTCAGGGTAGGACATCGTCGTGTGCTGGCGAAGCAGCCAGCAGAAGCACTCCCGAGCCCTGACGACACTCTCATGCCGCACCCCCGGCCCGAACAGGTCCCCACTCTCCAACCCAGAAGCCCTCGCCACGGCATGGGCGAGCTTCAGTGGCTGGATCGGGGTCTCGACGGTCTTCTGTACGTAGGCAGGCATCACTCAAACCATCGGATCCAGTCGTCAGCCTGTCCAGTCAGTGATGGGGCTTTTCTGAAAACGGCCCTGACGACACTGTGAGTGGGGGTATTTTCAATCTTGAGTGAAAACATGGCCCCCATGGGGTCCATTTCTACTCTGGGTGATGGTTGACTGGGCCTGCCCCATCCTGATTGATTCGGGCCTTTACCGTCATCCATGCCCACTTGAGACTCACCGGCTTGTAGTCCCAGCAGTCCACGCCGACGTCGAAGCTCAGTGTGGTCCCATCGTCAGGCAGCATCCCGTGCGAGTGCCCGTAGAGCATCCACGACCCCCTGTGGGACTGGGGCCAGGTCCGCATAGCGTAGTGGCACAGGACGATCGGCACGTCCAGCCCCGACTGGCGAGGCTTGATCTTGTAGATGTCACGGACCTTGTCGGGTCCAAACACCTGCTCGACACCTTTGGCGTCGTGGTTGCCTCGGATCAACCAGATGTCTTTGCAGTCGATCCGGTCTCGGTACGCCCGAAGCTCTGGCGTGGGGATCCGGGTCGTGAAGTCACCGATGATGTACAGGGTGTCGCCGGGCTTCGTGACTCGGTTGATGTTCGAGATCAGGACCTCGTCATGCTCCTCGATCGTGTCGAATGGACGACCTTTGCCCAGCGTCAGGATCTTCTCGTGGCCTAGATGCAGGTCTGAGGTGAACCAGATCATTGCCCTGTCTCCATGAAAAACCCCGACCGGGGAGGTGTCGGCCGGGGTCGTGTCGCGCTCAACCCAAACGTGCCGGGGAGGGGAGCGCAACTGGGGGAGGAAAGGATGGACGACTAATCCTTGCTTGTGGGGGCGTCGTCGTCAAGGGGAATCTGGGCCGAACAAGACACCTTGCGCCAACCGGTTGGCGGCGATCTCGCAGTAGCGCTCCTCGATCTCGATGCCGATGGCGCGGCGACCCCTGTCGCGGCACGCGAGCAGGGTGCTTCCGCCACCTGCAAACGGGTCGCAAACGACACCCCCCGGCAAAAACGAGAGGCACCAGACCATTAGCCCTACGGGCTTCTCGGTTGGGTGTGATCCAGTCCACCCCACCCCATGCTGCCGATCCCATCGACTCGTAAACAAACGAACCTTTCGGAGTTCGCTGCACGCAGCCAACTCACCGTCCCCGAACAGGTCCGCGCCATATCGCTCTTTGTCCCAGACCAGCCACCCGCAATCGTGGTAGCCGGGGGAGTTGTTCGCACCCCAGACAACGAAAGGAACGGTCGGTCGGTCAAAGACCCACGCATCGTCGCCCCGAATACTCATGCGCCCGACGCATTTGCGCGGCTGTCGGTACTCCACCCCATACGGCGGATCGGTGACGACACAATCGAACTTCAGCGTCGACATGATCTCCCGGCAGTCCCCGTGATAGATCGTGATCCCGTCCTGTTCGTAGTACGGCTTCAAGACACCACCTCGAACAGCTCCAGTGTCTTCGGGTCCCACCAGGGCTTCGGCGGGTCGGGGAGAGGCATCCAGTGGGTGACCGCGTCGATGGCGTAGATCCGGCTCTGGTTCCTCACGGACCAGACGCCATCGTGAATCATCAGGATTTCGGTCTGGCCCCTCATCTCCTGCCCGGACTTCCAAGTGAGCACAAGTCGCCCCCAATCCGGCAGTCTCTCATCCACTGAGATCCAGTCACTCATCGCAGCCATCCTTCACTCTGTGGAGGCGCGGGTCGGTGGTCGGGTTGTCGTCAACCACCTTGACGAACTCGCATTCATGGTCGCCACACAGGCAGCCAGCGATGCTGCCCAGATACTCCTTGACGTCCGCCAGGAGGTTGTCGGCACACCACGACCCATCGTTGAAGTGGAAGTCGATCCGGTCCTCATTCCAATGGTGGGGTACCAGAACGTCGATCCCGATTGTATGGCGAACGCGGATCTTCTTCTGAACGATCACACAGTCCTTGGCGTGGGGGGACCCGACGACAGCCTTGCAGTAGAAGCACTTGTCGTCACCTCCGGCAGGGCGGATCCCATGGTCGTCCTCGGTCACGATCGGCCAGTCGCTCATCAGATACTCCAATCTCCAGCAAGACGATGAAGCTGCCTCTCACCCCATCGCAGCCTCCGATACACATAGGGGGGGAGGGCTCTGGGATCCGTTGGCGGGTCCGCAGCACCAAACGGGACATCTATCGTCCAGTTGTCGCCCACCCTCTCCACGATCCAGTCCAGCACGACGACCCACACGCCGTAGTACCCGACGTGCTGGTAGAACCCCGACACATGGACCCGATCGTCCTCTGGGACCCATGAGTGCGCGATGACCTCCACGAGGCCCACGTAGTCATCAAGGCTTGCGGGGCCCCTTTGGGAGTAGCATCGGTGGCAGGCCGCCATGAAGTCCTTGGACCACGCCTCGAAGTCGCCGGTGTACTCGGGTGAATCGACGAGTTCGATGTCACTCATGAAGACTCTCCTAAGCACACCACCGAGGGTCGTCCTCGACGGCCTTCTGGTGGGCCATGATCCGCAATGCCATCAGGTGGATCTCGGCAAGGGAACGGGCGGGGTTGGATTCGTCAGGCGGGCTGGCACAGTGTGCGACGAACTCCCACAGCATCTCGTCCTCTATCCCATGGGCACGCTCCCAGTCGACAGCGACGCTGTGGGCGGCGGCAGTCATCTCTTCGACTCGCTCAAGGTTCATGACGACTCTCCTTCCCCCTGACCATCCGATACAGGATCAGTGTCGTCAAGCTGGGACTCCAACTGGACGACGCGCTCCTCCAGCCCATCAATCCGATGTTTGGCCAGATGAGTAATCCCCCACAGCCCGTACATGCAAGCGATGAGCGCGAAGACGGCTATCCACAGGTCGCCAGCCCCAGACTCTCTCTGCTTAGAAGTCATCATCACCCTCCTGCCCATGCTCATCTACCGGGACGAACTCTATCTCGACCGAGTGGGGACCTGTTCGGATGGAGTCCTCAAGGTCACTGATCCTCTCGTTGGCCCTGCGGACCGCCAACGCCAGAACGACCATCGTGGCGAGCACGAGCACGTAGCAAAGCGACATCATCCCGTCGTTGCTCGACTTCCTACTCATCACTCAACCACCTCCAGGGCGTCGTCCAGCGGGGGGCCAAGACGCTCATCCCATGCCCTCTGATACTGGGCCATGGAGTAGTCCAGCACCTTCATCAGTTCCTCCCTCGTCAGGTCGTCAACAGAGACCCCCCGATAGCGGATCGGGGCCGGAGTCGGCCTGCAAGCCAGATGCTTCCGCACCGCCTCAAGCTGCTCACGACGACGAACCTCGTCCAACGGCTCACCACACTTCGGACAGCACCACTCACTCATCAGAAGTCATCCTCCTCAAGCGGCACCACTCTCGGCTCGGAAGGGGACCCCGTCCGGGGAGACGACGCCGCCCCCACCTCGTCCAGTACCAACTCTCGTATCCAAGCCGACACACCGCCAGCACGTTCCCCAACATGCGCGACGACGGCCTCCCTCTCCCCCTCAGACAAAACAACAGTCACCGTAGATCTACGTGCCACAGAACAGCTCCTAGCCAATGCGATCCGACCAGACCCGATCCGGTCAGGTCCCGTCACGTAGGGTAACGTGTGGTCGAGTCATGTCAAGTCATATGCAATCAGATATCTGGGCTGGAAAGAGGCTAACCTCAACTCTCTGCTCGACCCCCGGGGATCGTGACTGGGAAAC